ACTAGGCGTAACACCCAATCCAAGGTTGCCTGCGCTGTCAAGGGTTAGTTGAGTTGTGCCGCCATATTGGAATCGGTAAGTTGTTGCCGCAGTTCCTTCCACGTTAAAACGAAGACCTGACGAATTATTGCTTGAGGTGGCGCTCAACAATGGCGCTGTATCATATAAATGCAAAATACTGCTGGGAGTAGATGTTCCAATCCCCAAATTCGTGCCATTAAACACCAACGCACTACCCGTGGTCAGCGCGCTAGAACTAGATGCATAAACCACACCATTTGCGGTGAATGAAGACAATCCAGTACCGCCGTTGGTCGTTCCAAGCGTTCCAGTAATGCCAGTGGATGCAGGCAAGCCCGTGCAGTTGGTCAAAGTGCCAGAGGCAGGCGTTCCCAATACAGGCGCTGTCATCGTGGGGCTTGTCAAAGTCTTGTTTGTCAGCGTGTCGGTGGTGTTTCTTGCGACCAATGTATCGCTGGCAGCAGGCACATTCAGGTTAAATGTGGATGCGGTGTTTGGGCCAACCAAGTTGACTTGACCGCCTAATGTTGCTTGGAATACTAACTGTCCCATGATGTTTCCTTACGGTGCAATGATTAGTTGAGAGGCAGTTAACGCCCCTGTGCTTGGGTTGAATTTCAGCTTTGTTGACGAAACCGTCTGCGGCAAGTTACCCGTTGTGTTGCTTACAAATGTTGGGTAAAAAGTCGCATTTGTTGAGGTGTCATCAGTTACGGCAACATTCGTTGCGTTTGTTGCGGTTCCCGCTGTGGTCGCTGACCCTGCCGAACCATCAATGTTCACCCCCGTCAGGCTTTGGGCGCTGCTTGCCCGATTAAGAGCAATTGAGGTTGTGCCAATGTACAGGCTTGAGTTACCCAAAACACCTGTGGGAATCGTGCCAGACAACTGCCCTGCTGGAAGGTTTGTCAGGCTCGCACCCGACCCGCTAAACCCTGTGGAGGTCAGCAAACCCGTGCTGGGGTTGTAGTTCAGCTTTGTGGAACTGACGTAGTTTGTGGTCAGGTTGCCCGTTGTCTGATTTGCAAACAGGGGATAACGCACCGCATTGGTGGTGGTGTCATCAGTGACCGTGGCGTAAGCCGTGGGGGTTACCCAGCTTGGGGCGCTTGTGCCGTTAGATTGCAGAACCTTATTGGCATCCCCCGCAGCAGAAGCTAAAAACGCCGTTGTGCCGCTTGCTGACTGATAAGGTATGGATGCCGCCGCCCCACCCGCCAAATTGGTCGCTGTGGTGGCGCTCGTGGCTGTGGTGGCGCTTCCCACCGACAGGGTGGATTGAGCAACCCATTGGGGCGCAGATGCACCTGCCGTCATCACATAATTGGTGGTTCCAATCGCCAAAAATGTTGTCGCCCCTGCCCCTGATTGGTACGGTACAGAACCCGCAACCCCACCGGCAAGATTTGTTGCGGTTGTGGCGGTGGTTGATGACCCTGCGCTTCCAGCAGTTGCGGCATAACTGACCGACAACGAACTGGCGGCAACGTTCTTCCAATACCCCAAGGTGCTGTCGTATTCAATAACATCTAAGTTATTCAGCGTCCCAAATTGAACGTTTGAGTCTGTGCCGCCCAAAACAGACGATGCGCCAAGAGTGATATAAAGCGACCCGCTACTACCTGACCCAGCATTTACCACCTCGCACATGGGCAATTTAATGCTTGGCGCGGTGGGTTTTACCTTGGTCAACCCGCCAACATAACCTGGGTTGTAATACAACAAATCGCCATCTGCCCAGGTTTCCCCAACCGCTGAACCCGTGGTGTTCAATCCACCCAAATATCCATGCGTTTGGATAAGTCCAAACCCGTTCAAAGCAATGGTTTCAGCCGCAATCCCCAAAATAGTGACTGCATTAGCGGTGTTTAACGGTGCTGGTTTTGCCTTCAAAACGCCAGATGCGCCCACCGACCCATCTTGAATGACCACATCGCCTTTGGTAATCGCTGCCGATGCCTTGATGTAGGTGTATAAAGTCTCGTTGACCTTGCCTGTGACGTTGGTGGTCATCCCCACATTTAGGGTTGTCCCGCCATCCCAGAATATGCGCCCTACCGCGCTCGTGACCGTTGCGGTTGTGTGGAAATCAATGTAATCAGGCTGCGAAACGCCACCGGTAATGCCCGATAAGCTGGTTATATCGCTGTTTGCCCCACTAGCCGCCGCGCCCAAATTTGTCCGCGCCCCTGATGCGGTTGTGGCCCCTGTGCCGCCATTTGCCACCGCAATTGTGGTTGCATTCCATGTGCCGGTGACAATCGTGCCCAGAGTCGTTATGGACGTTTGACCTGCATAAGTTGACGCGATACTTACACCAGACGATGACACATCCAAAGTCGTGCCATTGGCTTTAACAGAAAACTGATTAGAAATCAATTGAAGGCCATTTCCTGCCGTGTAAGTACCTGCCCCGCTGAATTGCGTCCAGGGCATGGCGGTAACACCAATCGTCCCCGTGGAACCTGCCGTGGTCACCCAGCCTGTGGATGACAGCGTTGCCCCGTCCTCAATGAACGTAAAAGCCCCAGGCACTTCTGCCCAGGTGTTCATGTCATTGGTTCGCGTCCATCCGCTTGCGCTGGCGGCATAAATGCCGTTTTCCGCTTGGGCGGTCTGGTTTTTCACCAAAATCCGATTCCCAGCTGTCAGGGTTGACAACCAATCACCACCAGATTGAACCGCCAAGCCGGTCAGATTGATGTTATTCGTGGTGGTATACAGGCACGATGCCTTAATGTCCAAACCCTGCGCCACCGAATCCACATAGGCTTTGTTTGCAATGTCCGTGTCACCCGATGGGGTGGTGGAAATCGTGCCTGTGGTGGTGCTGATATTGGTGAAATTGCCCGTGCTGGGGGTAATTGCGCCAATCGTGGTGCTGTTGATCGTGCTGTTGGTGATTGTCACCCCATCCAAAAATGGACTTGATGGGGGCAAAAAAGGCGTACCCGCTGGCCCGATAAAGGTTATCAAGTCAAACGTTGGCTCAGGTGCAAATATCCCCTGGACGGGAACAATATTCGTTGTCTGAGTGACAGCGGTATTGTTTGACATTTCACTCGTAATAGACGGTGATGCTTGCAGTGCCAGAAATCACGACATACAACCCATTTTCGCAATTGATGCCGTCATAAAAGTTAATGTTTGTTGCCGCCGTCATTGTGAAAGTGTCAATGATTTTCACGTCTGTCGTGGCGGTCTGGGAGTCGTACACAGTCACGGTGGGGGAACTGGTCACGCTGCTGACAAAAATGCCTTTGAGTTTCCCAGGTTGATTTTTGACCGATTGGGTGGCGGTAATCTGTGCGTAGTTGGACATTTTTAATCCTTTGCAAGGTGGTTAAGTTTAGCGGTTTCTCAGCCAATTTCCTAGATGGCCTTGAAACATTTTATGACCTGTGTGGCCCATGTGTATCTCAGGGTCAATCCAAACCTGACCCCCAATTTTGCGCCAGCGGATGCAAAAACTGTAATCTTCGCCCCACTTGTAATCGTCCTTAAAAATGTGGTCAAACAAGGGATAAAACCGCCCATCCCCATCGGCTTCGTACCGATGGCTTTCGGGAAAGGCTTCAATCATCTTTGCCACACAATTGCGGGAAATCTTGAGAAATCCTGTTGGCACGGCCTTGACCTCGAGCAAACCCGTCTCGGGATTGGCCCACAATTCTTCTTTTTCTAGGTAGTGGACAGCGTATTCGATGGGGTCTTTGCGCCTGGGATAGATACCTGCGACAACATCTTCTGGGGCATCAATCAGCTTCAACAATGCGCCAGCTTCCCAGGACACATCGTTATCAATAAAAATCAGTTGGTCACAATCTGATTCTTGAAAAAATTTGGTGGCAGTAATGCTTCTGGAGTCTGCAATCAAAGCATTGCCAATATCGTCTACAAAGGTGTAGGTATCGCCTCGTTTAATGAGGGCGGTCAGGTCTGTGAATAGACACCGCATTGTCCCCATGTGTACCACGCCTGTGTAGGCTGGCATTGCGATCATTATGTGCATCGGTTTTCCAAATGAAAAAGCCACCCCCCGATCAGGAGAGTGGCCTTACCCATCAAATCACATTAGCTGGTGATGCCAATGTTCTTGATAGCGGTAATGATAGCGTTCACCGCCGCAACTGTTTCAGCAGTTGTGGGGGCCGCAGTCAATGCGGTGATTGCACCAGCACGAACCACAGGGGTGATGCCATAAAAACCAACTTTGCCGCTGACAGCGCCCAATTGGACACCATCGGAGGCAGAACCGTTCATCAAATAGTTGACGGTCTGGGTACTTGCTGCGCCTGGATTAGACATGATTTAGTCCTTTCAATGTTGATTAAGCTGCAACTCGGCAAGCGAGTTCGGGATACAGGGGCGCCCAACCATACAACACATCCACACGGGTGGGGATAGAGTCGTTATTGATGGTGTACTGGCGCACGACACGCATCGACAGGCCCAGTTCTTTATCGCTTGCGCGACCAGCGAACACAACACCATCAGGCAACTCGAGGTCAGCCGTAGCCAAGGTAAATGCGTTTTTGTGCATCACCACGTTCTGCGGGGACACAGTACCTGCCTTGTTGAACGGGGTCACAACGGCGGTGGTGCTGGTAGAACCAATGATGGTCACGTTCTGGAACTGTCCACCAGTAATAATGGCAGGGGAAACGGTCACAGAAGTGCCGCCGCCCGATGCCACGGTGGTCGTTGCAGTCACCACAAAGTTACGCAGCTTGCCCGAACCATATGCGCTACGGTTTTGGGGGTTGACAGCGTACACGCCAGCGATCTGGATAACGTCACCCTGATTGAGGGTGGCAGTACCAGCAGACGACACCAAAGTGATGGATGAAGTCTGTGCCCAGCCGGTGGTCAATGAACCCGTGAAGGTGGTGGTGTTGGTGGACAAGGTATCAGAGTAAGAACCAAAAGTTTGGTTCACAACGTTCTGATCCATCTTCCAGTTCATACCAGCAGAGTCACGGCCCATCAAGCCCTTACGGTATTGCTCGCCAATAGCCTCTTGGGGCACAAACAAACCTTTCAGGCTGTCCACGATGGTGGCGCTGGTGAAGGGTTCAACGATGCAAGAACGGCGACCATCACGGGGCGCACCTTCAGCATCCAGGTAAGCGGCAGCGGTCAGATAGGTAATCAAACCAGTCGGGGGCGTGCCAGCCGTACCAACGATGTTAGCGGTGTTGTTCTTAGCCATGACCAGACCATCGCGGTCAATCTTGTTGGCGATTGCTGCAACAGCAGGCTTCAGCACGCGATCAGAGAACATGTCCAAAGACAAGGCCAAATCTTGCGTGGTGAATTGCGTGTCAACGTGGAACTGGGTGCTCAAGGTCACAGGCACGCTGGTTTCGTTGAAATCTTCAACATTCAAAGCGGGGCCAGTAGTACCAATAAAGCGACCAGGACGGCGCACGTTTACGGTGTTACCGATTTTCGCACCCACGACAGCAAATTGGTCATCATAGTTGCGGTCGACTTCTGAGGTGAACGTAAGTTCGTTTTCCAAAACCATCAACGCTTCGTTGGTGATCTTGGAGATTGTTAGCAGTTGGTTTGCCATTTGTTTTCTCCAAAAAGATTAGATTTACCTGATTTTTCCAGCTTTTCTAGCCTCTCGCCACGCTTGATAAGTGCCGTGCCATTCTCCATCGGAGGATAACGGTACATCTGCTGCGCCACTTGATGCCTTGATCGGCTTGATCGGTTCAGGTGCTTTACTTCTAGCCACAGTGGGTTTGGTTTCAGGTTTAACCTCAAACCGCGCCTCCAGTTTCCCAATTTCTCGCAAGGCTTGCCCAGGCGGTAACTCTGACATTTTCTTAGCAACATCAGTGTTTTCTGCCAAGTAATATAGGATTTTTGGGCCTACATCACTTTCGAGCATCGCATCCCTGATATGGTCTGGAATCACAACATCACTTGCCGATGCCACCATATCGTCAAAATCAGGCAATTCCGCTTTAGCCGCCGCAACCTTTGTCGCCCAAGTATCAAATACCTTTTGGCGTTCTTGGCTCGCTCGTTCTTCCGCTTTTGCTGCCTCAATTTGTGCGAATTTCGCCTCTACTCGGTAATCAGCTAATGCCTTTGCATATTCAAAAGCATCTTGGAATTGGCTAGGTTCTGGTTCGCCTTGTTCAACAATCGGCTGTTGGGCAGCTTTTGGCTGTTCAAGGGCGGCTAGTCGCTTTTCCAATTCCAACCGCGCTTCACGTTCCCGCTGGGCTTCTGCCCGTGCTTCTTCGCGTTGCTTGGTTATCTCTGAAAACCTACGCTCAAGTTTAGGATTCTGCTTGCGTTCCTCCTGTGGTTTCGCGGTATCTGCCTCAACAGGTTCACTCTGTTCGTCCACACTTTCCGGCTCGGCTTTCGCCGCCTCGGGTTCTGGTGCTTCGTCAGCTAAACCTAATCTCTCTGCATAAAACTCCGCTGCATTTTCACTGGTCAAAACTGACCCTGCTTCTTTTTCGGACATACGTATCCCTACGAATTTGCCCCATGTGCCTCATGGGTAAGGTTTTGGGCAATATAGCCCCAAATCATTGTTGCGTCAATGGGTTAGCGCCTTGGCTAATGTCCTGTGCCGCAAACTGCATAGCGCCCTGCTGTTCAGCGTTGCGCCTTTCAATTTCTTGGTTCAATCGTGCCGTGTCCATGTGGTGCAAAAGTAGCTGGACAATCGCATCAATTTCAGTCTTTTTCTGCGAGGTGATGGCGCGGGTGTTTTGGTCGTTTACCTTGACCTCTGCCATCGTCTCGGTGTTATGGGCTTTGGCGGTCTGGCGCAACAATTCCCGCTTGGTCTCGTTGTCTTGCTTGACCTGCTCAATGTCTTGGCGCTGTTTTATAGCCATTTGCATTGCCGCCATCTGCTGCTGCATTTGTTGGACTTGCGCCTGGGCTTGCTTGAGCTGCATCTGAACCTGCGGCGGTATATCAGACTTTTCGTCAATCTGGGCCAGCGGGTTAAGTGCCGCCAAGCGGTCGGCAATGATTTCAGCCCCAGGAAAATCCATGTTCCTAAACACCAAATCCCCAGCGGCTTGGAACATTTCAGGCTTGGACAGCAGGGGCATCATGGCATCTACAGCTTCTTGGCGCTTGCTGTTGTAGCCTGGGCCAGTTTCCATGACCACATCGTAGCGGCCCACGGTCACATCGTTGAGAACCTCACCCACGGCATTACGCTCGTTGATGGTAATCATGTCAGGCTTGCCATCGTCCCCAATAATCCGCATAACCCGCTGGGTGTCGTAGATTTTAGGAATCAAATCAAGAATAACCTTGCCCGTGTGGGCTATTGATCGCGTCAGGTTGTCGTAATAATCGTAGTTTGTAAGGTCTACTTGCTGTTGCTGACCGTTTAGCGCCTTGCCTGAAATATTGCCCTGGCCCAGTTGGGCAGGGTCAAATATCCCCATGATTGTCTTGATGTCGTTATCAATCCCAACCGCCGCAGCCATGATTCCCGCGGGTGGCGGTTCGGGTTGCAATCGGGTGGGAGGCGGCGCGGGTCTGCCATCAATATCGGTCTGCTTGTATCTCAGCAAAGGCATGGACTTGACGTTGGCTTGCGTCCAGTCGTTTTCGTGGCCTTCGTCT